CCTCGTCTACGCCTAACGCGTTGATTTTAGTTGTTGCTGCTCCTTTAGAGCCAAAAGAGTATTTTCTAAATGTTTTCATTTATCTTACAAAGTTGTTAGGGATACTAATTCCGTTTCACTCAAACGAGATGAGAATATTACTATTTGAGAATTTATTAATGAGCCAAATTCTTCGGTATCTCTTTTAGATAATGAAGCAATGGATGTAAGTGCGCTAAAGTCTGTTGTGCCGTTAGCAAATTGTGTTCCGTTAGCATACATAGAGAATCCATCTCCATCACAAGCAATCGCAAGTTTTGCTGTACTTAAAATAGAAGCAGAACTTGTGTGTAGTTCATTTGCCGACCCATCATTTAAACGACCTCTCCAAGTTGCCCCATTAGAACCAAATCCAATATATCCTCCCGATGCTTGTCTAAATTCAAAGAAAGCGGATGAAGTACCTCCACCTCCATTAGTCTTAAACTCACCCAATATTGTAAACCCTACTGATGAATCAATAGATGAAGTAAAAGTAGTATCGGGCTTATCACTTGACCTCGTAACCGCAGAACCAAATGTAGGTATTACCGAAGTTATAAAACCTCCAGATTCTAATTGCAAACCATATACTTGAATTGTCGCAGAGTCATCACATCTCAATTGCACACGACCAGAAGTGGATGAAGATGTAACGCTAAAAGACAATCTCTGCCAATCATCTGTTAATGTGTTTAGCGAAACACTACCACCCGACAAACCATCTAATCCCTTTAATTGATTTGAACCACTTGTGAGCGTACCGCTTGTCAATTTAAAATAACCACTTATTGTGTATGTAGTTGAATTTGAAATGCTGATTGATGAGCGTTGAACTACCTCTCCGCTTGAACCTCCAAAAGTCCAAGTAACTGCGTTATTCAAACCTTCAGGGCTTTGCTGCGTTCCACTAAAAGAAATAGCAGCACCATTAAAAGCGTTCCAAGTATATCCGCTATAATCGTCTACCAAGTTTGAGCGTTGTGGCTCAAGTAAAAGACTTGGACAAGTAGCACTACCTGAATAGTCAAGGCGAGGCATATCCTCCAAGATTCCTGCTTTTGCAGTAGTTGCTCCTGTTTCAATTACACTCGTTGCAACTAATCCTTTCTCAAGTTGAGAGTCTTGGATGTAGATGTTTCCTGATGTACCACTTGTATTATTATCTGCTTGGGCAGGGTATATCCTAAAGTTGCTCATACTGCTATCATTGTGAGTGATAGATATACGATACCAACCGCCTCCTACACTTTGAGTAGCAACATCAATAGGACTATTCAATAAAGTTCCTACGCTACCATCAGTTAAGTCTACATAAGCAGCAACACTTACAACAGAACTCGCCATATAAACCCTACAAAAATTCAACGAACCTGCTTTAGCATATACACTAAATGTATATAAACCGCTTACCGAAACAAATTGACGAATAAACGCACTTGCTCCACTTTTACTTAACAACCAAGCATCGCTTGTGCCATCGTATCCTGTTTGTCCTCCCGTTACACTTGCACTACTCGTTGCCCAAGTAGTGTCAAAGGCATTTGATTGCAGCAAGAGATTCTCTCTACCCTTCTCAATATAGCCCGATGAGGCTACCCTCGTAGCAGCAAGATTTGAACCCCTACTAAATGTAAAATCACCACTACCATCAGTAGGGCGTATGCTATACAACTTCCCATCCTTATAGGCGGTAGGAATCATTGCTAAACTGCTTGAATTATATATGCTCATCGTAGTAAACTTATTTCTTTAATATTACACACTATCTCACATTGTACGGATAGTCTCACTCGCACAACCAAAGCCCTCCATCACCGCACCATCTGCCAACGATCTAGTCTTGAGTTGGTCTACTGCGTAGATGTAGTAACTAATCTCATTGAAGTTGATGGTGTTTTGTGAACCCCACCAAGTGCTTCCGTATATTGCTCCGTAGCCGTTACCCATTGTTTTCTAATTTTTTTACGAGTTTTTGCAACCTCTTTAAGTTAACCTCCTTGACCTTGTATCGTTTCTTACAAGACCCATCCGTTGAAGACTGCATCTTTGTCGGGGTGTATGTCATCGTTATTGTTTGTGTTATACTCTGGATATGTGCTTAGGTTGAAAGACATAAAGTCAATAAACCTACGAGTGTAGTGTTCTGCAATGTCTCTATGTTTATTTGTCAAGAAGTCTACCTCTTCCTTCTCCATAGCAATAGAGTTTTCTGCCGTGTGCTTGTACGCACCACCGTTAGAGATGGTATAGGCAGCGTGAGGTAGGTACTCTACCATAGCCCAATGGATTAACATAGGTTGTACATAGTCATCTAACAAGGTGGCATAGGCAACAGGAAGGGTATCCGCAATGATGTCATTACGCAGTTTGTCGTACAACTTTGTACCCAAGTAGTTTTGTATGTGGATTTCCTGTGCAATCTCAATAAACTGCAAGAACTTGTCGCTATCTACATTACCAGATAGTACGCTATTGCGTACCAAGTCATCTCTTTTTATGAATAATACTTTAGCCATTATTTTCCGTAATTAGGATGGTGTCCTTGTCTCGGCATATCAATAGGTGCTACCGCAACCTCTTTAGGGTTTTTGGGCAACTTAAAACCTGCTCGTACCGCTTGGTTAACATTTACATATCGTGTGCCTCGTAGTGCATCTCCACCATAAGGCTCACCATTCTTTTTCAATTTCTTTTTGTAGATTCTACGCTCCCATCTATGGTAGCAGTTTACTCCACCCTTGTACTTAAATAGAGAGTAGTTTCTACCCTTGTGTCCAAACTTCTTGTTCACACCTCTTGCACTCATCATACCGATGTCCTCTTTACGGTACAATTTTCCTTGCGACAACATAGTCTTGCAGAAGGTACGAGAACTGCCCTTAGCGGTCTTCTTAGTACCCTTAGTGTACTTGTATCGCACCTTATACATCTCATTGTCTTGAGTGCTATCCTGTTTTGCTGACAATTCTACCAATCCGTTGAGGTATCCCTCTACATCAAAGTCTTCTGGTTCGTCATCTCCTACAATCTCTGCATCTACGAGTTCCCACTCCTCATTAAGTTCTTCCTCTCCCAAGTCAGCCAATGCATCTAACATCTCGTGGGCTAACTCGTCATCAAGAAAAGGGCGGCTATCCTCGCTTAATTGTTCTTTGTTTTCCGTTATAGGTACGCAGTTCGGAACTCTTCTGCCATTCTTCATCTTGAAGCCTATCATTTCGTAGCCATCTTGACAAGGTTCTTTCAGGTCGTGTGTTTCGCAAGGCATATACCAAATTTGACCATCAAGTTCGTGAGTGTGATAACCTTCACAACCTAATTCCTTTGCAACTAATTCAGCCTCTTCTTTTGTATCATACGCTATTCTACCATCAATTTGCTTAGTCGCTAAACTTACCTTTTTGCATCCGCAGTCACTACTTAACTCTTCTTTCTGCTCCTCAGTAATGTCTACTTGCAGTTCTAAAGGTTGTAGTGTCTTGAAGTATAGATTAAGACTTGCACCATTGACCGCAAGTATGTCATCAATAGCATCTAAGATTAACTCTTGGAATGGGCGTACTACCGTGTTGTGGAACAAGAGACTTGCAGTCTTTAACTCATCAGCGTTGTTACCCAACCCTGTGTTGTCCTTAATACCCATCAACATCGGTGAGGTAACCCTATGTGCTACCATCAACTTACGCATACTCTCGTCTGCTAAGAACTGATACTGCTCACTCGCATCACTCAACTGCACAGGCTCAATACTTGCAGCCATCTCCTTGTTGTCGTTAAACGCCAAGATGAACTTACCAGAGTTTGATGTGCCACCAAACTTTTGAATGATTCTGCGCTCAATAAGTTCACGCTCCTCTTCAGGTGGTATTCCATTGTTAAAGTTAATCAACATAGAAGGCGATAAGCCGTTCTTGATGTTGTTGATGTGGTAGTTTGCTACCTCTTCCTCTAACTCCGCATAAGAAATACCCCCTTGATAGTCTACAGGCGAGTAGTAGTAGAATCCTGCTCGGTAAGGTTTTATGCAATAAATCTCAAGACCCTCGCTCTTCTCTCCGTGACCAAACGCAGGGATGCGTACAGGCTCAAATCCTTTCTTGCGTATCTTTGTCCAATCTTTAGAGTAGTAGTATCCACAAACCTCGCCATCCTCATTCATCTTCTCCATACGGAGAGTCTCAATAGGCATATGCTCTACCTGTACGATCTTGGTCTTGTCTTTGTTGTAGATAACCTGCATTGCTGCTTGACCCATCGCCTTTAAATCAAAGGTTATCTTACGCATACAAGTGCGAGAGAATAAACTCTTCATCATTGCGTACTCGTCTGGTTTGCGAGAGGCATCAGTAGCGTAAAGACCTCTACCATATATCAACTCAGTCATACCATTGATAATAGCATTGTTAGTTGCAGAGCCGTTATATCGGTCTATAAGGTGTTGGAAGTAGTTGTTGTCCTCACCAAAGGCTACCCACTCCTTGCGGTTGTCTTCAATGACCGCAGGAGTAGTATTTGATGCCAAGTTTACGATGCGAATGTTGCTCATCGGTAAATGTATTGATTATCATTATCGGTGTCTTCGTAATAAGTGAACTCACCGTTATTCACGCTAAACTTCTCAAGGTCGGTTTGGTTTGTACAATAAACCCTACCTCTATATATCTCGTTAGTTGCTGTAATTCTTATGTTGTAGTATCTCCCCTGTATAAATGTGAAAGAAGGGGTTATGTGTAAGTAGTTAGCCTCTTTCGTAGCCGTCAAAGACTCCGTGGTAGAGGTGTTTGTTTCTTCATCCGTTATCTTAATAGATACACTATATGTTGCCTCTGACTCAAAAACTCTTGGTACAAAGTATATCTTCTTGTCGGTTGTACTTACAATATGCATAATAGGTTAACCTACAAATACCTATTGTGTTATAAAAAGAAAGGGAGACCGAAGTCTCCCCTACCAAAACACCTATGTCGGCTTATAAAAACCGATACAAAGATACTAAACTATTACGAAGTTACAATAGTATCAGTAGCAGATGACATCCCTGCAAATGGGCTGCCATCAGTAGCACCACTAATAAAGTTGGCAGCAGTACGCTCCATAGCATTGAAAGTAAGAGTGTAGCCACTCATATCTCCCATTGCAGCACCTGAAGCAATAGAACCGCCTGTTACATCCGCTCCGTGTTCACGACCTACCAAGTAAGCGTTGCCGTTGTAGTCCTCAACAACAATGTGAGGTCTTCCGTAAGCCAACAACTTCAACTCGTTGTTATCTTCCTTGCTCAACTGAGGCAAAGAAAGAGTAACCGCTTGGTCAAAGAATACTGTTCCGTTTTCACGAGATGCGTTAATCGTTTGCTCTACACTTGATGTACCTTTCAGTTCATACTTGTAGGCATTGAATGTTCCTGTCATATCCGTTACCTCATCCGAAGTTATAGTAAGCGTACCCAAGTCACCAAAGTCTACGAAGTAAACCGCCTTGAGACCACCTACCGATTCACGGCAAG